AACCCATTCCATTAAATTATCTGTTACATCTTTTAATGGCATTCCAGGTAATATTTTATGTGTTAATGCCCTCTCCCATAGCCATTGTTGATGACCTATAACTCTGTCTACTGTATCTTCCCACGTTTCAAAAATACCATCTTCCAAAGGTCTAGAATAGGTTCTTCTATACACTATCTCTGCTCGTGTACTCCATTTTTTAATCATTTATCCTCCAAAATTTCTTTCACAATTTTACCACAATTAGGGCACTTAGTTGGTTCTGTTGTAGCGTCACCTATAGTAAACCATTTATAACAACCAGTACATGTATAATGCTTTAGTACTTCTTTATAAACCCTAAGACAGATAGTAGAATCTCTTTTTGTTCTTCTATTCATTTGCTACCGGAGCTTCCAAAACCATTTTCACCCCTGTCTGAGCTAGTTAAATTATCTACTTGTTCCCAAGAATCTAATAAACAAGGTATTATAATTGCTTGACATATTCTATCACCAACATTTATTTTAATACTATTATTATCTGATACATTTTTTATAAATGCAATATATTCACCTCTGTATGATGAGTCGCATATTCCTACAGTATTCATCAATGTTAATCCCTTAACACCCAGCCCACTTCTAGGCACTATCATAGCAAAATAACCATCTCGTATTTCTAATTTAAATCCTAAAGGTATTTTACATTCCATTTGTGGTGTTAGTAATATTTCGATAGTAGACCTTAAATCCATACCTGCATCTGTTTTATGTTTTTTACTTGGTTTACACATTTCTGTTAATAATTCGTACTTCATATATCATCCTCTGCTAAATTTCTAGTTCTCTCTATTCTCTCTATTCTGCTTTCATAAGTTATAGGGAAATTATCTAATTCACCTTTAAAATATTTTACACTTAAATCAACTTTCTTTAAACAATCTGCAGCAGCTATAGCTGTCTCACAGTAAGTAACTAAATCCATTAATTCATAATTTAATTCGAAACCTGTAAATTTATTTAGTTCTTGTATATATTTGGCCGATCCATTTAATGGTATATTGCACATAACGTCAAAAGCTGTTGGACCAAATTTTTCTAATATAGTATAAGCTCTTTTAGGACCAACCCCTGGAATACCAATAATATTATCACCTGTATCTCCATTTAAAACTTTAATATCTAAATGCATGTCTAATGGATAACCATAGTGTTCTTCAAAACTATCTATAGTAAATTCTTTCTTACTAAATAATGAAAATCTACTAACTTTATCATTTACTAATAAATCCAAATCTCTATCAGATGATATTATCCATATATGATCATAATAATCTTTTAGTTTTATACATAAATATGCAATTAAATCATCAGCCTCAATACCTTTAAATTTCATGATAGGATATGTACTAAGGGTTACACCAAGTGCTCTTTCATATTCATCAAAAAAATCTTTCCATTCTTCTTTTTCTTCCTCTGTTTGGTCTTTATTTCTATTACCCTTGTATTCAGGATAAATACCTTTTCTATAGATAGATCCACCATCTCCTAATACTATAGTATCTTTAGCACAGTATGAACCAGCTAAAGACGTTATAGTACTACTTAAACTATCTTTCCAACCAGTACCTTGTTTTTTCCATCTGAAAGCCATATTCAGTGAATCAACTAACATAAGATTTTTACTGTCTAAATCTATTAAATCTTCAAATGCTATTCCCATTTAAAATTGTCTCCATATTCTTACATTAGTTGGTAAATTTAAGTCATATACATACATAGTATCATCAGACATTATCTTTACCAATACTGTTTTACTCATTTTTATAACTTCTACAAGTTTTGGTTTATTTTTAGGTATAGGTTTTGGTTTTGGTTTTGGTTTTAACCCACCATTTCTTAATGTAGCCATATTTAATTTATTCCTTAATTCATTATTTTCAGCTTTTAGCTGTTCTATTTCCATAGCAGTAAAAGTATAATCCGTCATTTTATCCAATCCTTTATATTATTATTTTCTAAGAAGGGTTCAAGAGCATATATGTAAGTATTTAGCATACTTAAATATATGCTGACTGGCGCATCAAATATTTCTTCAGTCATAATAAATAACTTGCTCCTATCATATTTATATATCAATATTGGCTTATTACAATTTTGCTTAGATTCTCTAATTGTTTGTTCCCACCAATCAAATAATGGAGATGTTGTATTAACAAGTATTTTTGAACTTAAGTGATCTTCTTTATAATGTTTACATTCTATAGTATATAAATTTTTTTCACCTGGAACAAATAAATCACCCTTCATACGAAACTGTGCTCCAAGAGCTCCACTAGCTGGACAGCGTTGCCAGTCTAATCCAGTATACTTTTTAAGCATATCTCTTATTTTATACTCTGCTCTACTTCCTTTTTGAGCTTGTTTTGATGTCATTCTATTATACTACCTCCTCTATTTTTCTTAATATATAATTTATCTAATAAAGGATGTGTATATGTATGGGATACTATTAATGTATTTAAATCTTTCTCATTTAATAATATATCTATTAAGCTTTCCTTACCTATATCATCTAGTACACCTAATATCTCATCTAAAAATAATAAATTAATCTTAGTATTACTAAGTGAAGACATTAATGATCTTATTGCTAGTAATGTTGCTACATTAACCCTAGATAATTCACCAGTAGATAATGCTGAAATATTTATATCAATACCATTATCAATTATACCTATATTAATACTATCACTTTTTAATATAAAGTTTATTTGGAATCTACCAGAAGATAAGTTTATAAGGTATTCATTAATTTTATCTTGTAAATCCTTAACTAAGAAGTCAATTTTATAACTAACTAATCCTTTTGTACTAAATACACTCTTTAATACATTTAATTTAGATTTAACTTTTGAAGATATAGTTAATTTTTCATTAATATCATCCAATTGATGCTTATTTTTTTCTAATTCTACTAATATAGTTTCTATTTTAGTATTATGATCAGATACTTCTTTATTGTGTTTTATTATTATATTTATATCATGTTTTAATGTATCATATTCAGATTTAATTTGTATAATAGTTTTTTCTAAATCATCTTTAATATATGGTATAGTTGGTATATTATGTAATATTTTAGATTTAGAATCATTGTATCTATCATGCTCTGCCTTTAATTCTTTAAAATTCTTTAATAGTATATCTTCTGTATCTATTAAGTCATTGCATTTAACTAATCTTTCTTTCTTGCTTTTTAAATTTGCTGTAACATCAAATAACATATCTTCCTTAATATTAGTATCTATAGGCTGTAAACAAGTACTACAAATAGAATCGCTTAAACTATTTAAGTCTCTTATAATCTTATTATAATTTAATATATCTTTATTTAATATACCTCTTTCAATAACTAAGTCTTCATTTTTTATAGGTTTATCACCTAATTTTTCAGGCTTTATAAATTTATCAAATATAATTATAGCTTTATTATTTCTATTTATCTTATCATTCTCTCTATCTATATTAAATATTTTATCTTTTAAATCTTTAATATCACTAAGAATTATATGTAATTTAGAATCATCTAACTCTTTCTTTATTTGTTTAATAGAAAAATCTGTGTCTCTCTGTTGTTCGATCCAACTAGTTATAACAGATTTTTTTCCTTCAAGTTCACTATTTATTAAATTAGTTTCATTATAGGCACGTTTAAATGTCTCATAATATTCTGTATAATTATCTAAATTAAATAAAGATATTAAAAACTTCTTTCTAGCAGAATCAGCTGAAGTTAAAAATTCTAAACCATTCTTAGAGTTTTGGTAAACAAGTTGTGTAAAAGTTGAAAAGTCTATACCTATTATTCTTTGTATTTCTTTAAATGTATTAGTTGCTGTATGCGAACTAATGTCTATATCATTTTTTATTAATGTTATTTTAGCAGAGCTTTTTCTGTTTAATTTAATTATATAGTTATCTATATCAATACTAAATTTTAGTTCTGCATATAATGATTTAGCATTTCTATTCATTATATCAGCTTTTTTAATTCCTTTAGAATTTTTATTGTATAATACTTCCTCAACTATTAGTATTATAGATGATTTACCAACACCATTTACACCTAAAATTTGTGTTAATATACTATTTTCAAAATCTATATAATTATTTTCACCATAACTGAACCAGTTGCTCCATTTTAAATTTTTAAGTATAATCATTAAATACCTCTATAATATCTGTTGTATCAACTATATTCATGACTTCTGTAAGATATAAATCAAGTTCTTCAACTATTGTTAACCCATCAAGTTTTAGTTTAGATTCTTTATTACTTTGAACAACTTTTCTATCTATTAAATCAGAATTAATATTTGATAATTCTTCAATATTACCTTTAATTTCAAAAATTGTATGATCATACTCAGTTGGTATAGCTTCATTTTCAGAAGTAATAGTTTTCCTAATTAATTGTGGTAATTTTATAGGTATAAAATTCCAATTTAATGTTTCTGTATCACAAATTATTACTTTCTTATTTTCTTCCTCAAACGTTGCACTATGATCATGTAAATCACCAGCAAGTATTAAATCCCATTTAGTGAATTTAGCTAAATCTATTTCTGGATGTACATATGGTGGTATGCTACCTCTAACATGTGTAAGTAATAATCTATTATTATAGTCTTTTGGATCAAATGTTTTTAATTGTGTATATGGTATATAATCTATTTCATACTTAGCTGTAAACAAGCCACAATTAGTTATATTTACAAAATTATTAATTGCATAAGTAGATTCCTCTAATTTTTGTAGCCATGTATACCCTCTTTTACCCGCTTCATGGTTACCATCGAATATATAGGTAGGCCTAGTAAATTCTTTTATAAGTTCAAAATATAAAGTTATTTCTTCAAGATTGGGTAGCTTATCAAAGATATCACCACCTATTACTAATATATCATATTCTAGTTTTTCTATTTCTTTTATTAATTGTTTATATCTGGTCTTTTGCCATTCTTTTGGTACATTCTTTTGTCCAAGCTTTATGTGCCAATCAGCAGTAAATAATAATTTCACCAAACCTCCTTTTAGTCAATATATGTTTCATTTATTCATAACCTCAAAAAAGTTACTGATATATACTATCAGTAACTTTTAATTAATATTTAATACCTATTTTTTAAAATGGAATATCATCTTCAAAACCTTCTTTATCATCTTGTCCATCTTCTTCATCTTTAGAAAACCATATACGTTCAATATTTTTCTTTTGAGCATCTGGTGTCTGTCTAGGAAATAAATCATCAATAGAAGGCTTTTCTGCCAACTCTTCTTTTTGCTCTGTTGTTAGTGCTAATTGCTTACACCCAAGTACATCAACAGTATACTCAACATTAAAAGCTTTAGGTCCTGTTTTTGTTCTAGTAACAACTATCTGCATACCTGTATCAGGATCGGTAGGATCCCCCCAATGTTTAGCAGAATTCTGTTTTATAGCCTCAAACATTTTCTTACGTAAAGAAATAACTTTTAATACTCCTTGACTATTATATGCTTGAACAACATAAGACCACTTACATTTTAAATCTGGAAAATAATCTTGAAACCAATCTTTTTCTTTATTATCAAATTCTTCAATATCTCTATTAAAGCCTAAACACTCTATAGCTATAGAAGAACCTGTAGGAGAATTATTCCAATAAACATATCTTGGTAATACATCACCAACTAGGCGAAATATATTATCACCCTCTACAAACTTATAATAATCAACTTTTTTACTTTTTGCCGCACCGGCTGTATCATTAAACTTCAAACTCATTTTAATTTTTCCTCATTTTAATTTCCGCATAATTGTTACGAGTAATATACTACGGTATTATATTACTTATTTTCAAAAGTAAATAATAATCTATCATTTACTATTTCTATAAAAGGTATTAACCTATTAATTCTTTTTAAAGGTATATCTTCAATTCTTTCCAATCTTATACTTTTATCATCATATAAAGTATAATTACTAATATCTCTGAAACTAGCTATTTTTATTATTAAAGCTTTATCCATAATAGTAAGAGACCTAGTATTTAAAAACACATATGGATTACATATATAATTACACCATCTACTACTGTTTAATAAAATTTTTCTACTACGCATTTGAAATTTTGACCAATCTTTATCATATATATAATTTAATAACTGTACTACACCATACTGTTTAGTTTTAAATTGGTCACTAATATTGTATAAATCATTAAAATTATATTTTAATACTTTCATACATGTATTTCATTAATTGTATATCCTTTATTATAATAATATCTCTTTCTAGTTCTCCATTGATTTCCACCTGTATCTCCCTTTAATATTATATCTATAATTAATGGTTTAAGTTTACCTTCATGTAATCTTATTATTCTACCAATAACTTGTTCCAATACTATATCTGAGCTAAATGGTGTACATAATACCAAACATGATAATGGGTTTACAGATATACCTTCGCTCATTACTTGAGTTGACCCATAAATAATATCTGTTATATTATTATATATATTATTTATTACTTTATCAGTATCAGTGCTACCACCAATTACAAGCTCTGATCTATTAGATAAATTATTTAATTTTTCTAATAAACCAACTCTACTGGATATACCTAATACTTTATGTCCTAAACTAACATGGTATTGTATTGTGCTTAAAATTAATGATACGTAATCCATGTTATCCATTAATGCTGTAACTCTACCTTGCCATGAATTAGATCCTGGTAGAATAATATTTGAATGTATACCTAAAACTTCCGGCTCCATGGTATGACCAGAATCCATTTTTCTTATATCAGAGCTTAAATAATTAGTTATTAAAAATTGTTTTTGATCTTTTCTTTTAAGTGTTGCACTAAGACCTATTTTATACCTACTACGAAATTTATCAACTAATTTATTAAAAGTTTTAGCACCAATATGGTGAGTCTCATCAACTATTAAAGTACCAAATTCACTAAATAACTTTGAATCAGCCTTACTATCTAACGTTTGCTTCATTGCCACAACTATATTACTATCATGATCATATATACCATTACCTAATATTCCAGGTGTAATTTGTAATATATTTTTTATTTCTTCAATCCATTGATCCATTAATTTTTTAGTGTGTACTATTACTATTGTTTTTTGACCAAGTTTTTCAACTAGTGATAATGCTGTTATAGTTTTTCCTTCACCACAACCAGCATTTATGATACAACTATCTTCAACTGTATCATACACTTCCTTCTGCGATTCACGCAGAGTTAGTGTAGGGCTTAAATGAAAATCACAAATATTATATACACGTTTATCTACTATTTCATGTGTATATGGTATTAAATCTAATCTACCAATAGGTATAGTTAGTGTTCTTTCATTAACTATTCTAAAATCATATAATTTAACATATCTTGTTTCATAAGCACCAACTTTTATAGGTACTGTATATGTTAATTCTTTTTTAATTTTCTTAGCTAATTTTTCATCAACTTCTATGAAAATTCTGTTACGTAATATAGCAATCAAACTTTTCTCCAAGTATCTTTATGTTCAATTGTATCAATATCATAAAGAATATAACTATTATTAACTAATAATAACATTAAATATACTTCTTTTAAATTAGAATAGTTAGACCAATATGTATTTGGTATTTCAAAGCTATTATCTAAGCCAGATACTTTTACTAATACATAGGTAGAGTATTTTTTGACATTGATAACTTTTCTACAAATTAATTGTTGTATTTTTTTCTTCAAGTATTTAAAAAGTTTACCTGTGGAATCAACAAAATATCTATCAGATATTAATCTTTTTCTAGTTTCCTCTATTAGCTCAGGAAACATAAATAATGTTTTCTTAAATATATATCTATCTTCTTCAGGTATTTGTAATCTTCTAACCCCTATAGAATTACCTTTTAAGTTTATATTATCTATTATTGATGTTTTACCATAATGGTCTATATATGTTACTCCAGACTCTTCATATATACGTGAAGATTTACCAACTAAATATACAGGCCATTTTATATCTTTAATATTCACTTAATTCACATTCTATATTTAATATAGCTTCTTCAATATATGAAGTATAAAGCACAATATCAGAAGAAGTTCCTGCAATTAATAGACTAGTTATAGCACTAAATATAGATTCTGAAAATAATGAACTATCCATCATTTCCAAATATTTTTCAGCATTATTATTTGAATTTAGTATTCTTTTATTTAACATTCTTTTCATATAATATAAAGCCTTATTTAAATCACTAATTACTTCACCCTTAGGTCTTATGTTATTGGATCTATATAAATACTTAAAAGCATTTCCACAATTAAACGATAATTTTAATGCTTCTATTATGTCAATACATTCTATCTTACATACATTATAATAATTAATTTTTTCATAATCAGTTCTCACTCATCACCTATTAATCTAGGTATTGGCCCATAGCTAGTTGGGCTAAATGATGGATATTGTGGTATTAAATCTAAATCAGTTTTATTGTCAAATATTTTTTTCAATTCAATATAAAGTGCTCTAGCCTCATCCATAGTATATTCTTTATCATTTATTTTTATTTTAATCTCTATTTCCATAATAATCCTTTAATGTTTTTTCTAATAAGTCAACTCTAGTATATTCTGTTTCTAATGACTCGCCTATAGACCAATACCATATTTCACCTATTTTAATATAATTATCACCTTCATCAGTTGTTAATGATGTAATAGCTTCATGATAGTGTTTAATATCATGTATCTCCATTATATATTTTCACCTATATATGCAAAATCTTCTTTATCTTCTAAAGCATAGCTTGACCCTATTTCTATATCAACTTTTATAGGTGTACCTTTTATAGATAAGCCTCTATCTTTTTGCATAAATTCTTTTAGCTTTTTACTATATAATTCTAATTCATCATCAGGTACTTCTGCTAATATACTATCATGAACCATAGCAAATACTTTAGATTTCATACTATTATTTTTAATATAATTAACTAAGTCTATGCAAGCTAATAAGTTTATATCACTACTAGGCCCTTGTACTAAAGCATTTACACCACTCCTAACTTCATGATCCTTAACTTTTCTGTTTGTACTAAATACATCTGGTAATCTTCTTTTACGCCCAAAAAATTGGTATATATAGCCATTACTTAATATGTCTGCTTTTTGTTTTTTAAGCCATTTTTCTAGTATTTTAAATTTTTGTAAGATAGGTTCGTTAAAATTTAACTTATATAAAATTTCAAAACTAACTGTCTTAGCTGATTGTCTTAATTCATTATGAAATTCTTTAATTTCTTTATCTGTATATGGTAAATCATACTTATACTTAGCTATCATAGAGTGATAATCTTCACCATTTCTAAAAATTGATTGTAATATAGGATCACCAGATAATACTGATACTATATACATTTCTGCTGTACCTAAGTCACCAGATACTATTTTCCATCCATCCCTAGCTTTTATACAACGTTTAGGAGCCTTATTCTTTCTTGGCAGTTGTTGCATATTTAAAGTACCACTACTAGATAATCTGCCTGATGTAGTAGTTTGTAAATTAAAGTTAGTTCTTAATCTACTATCTGTGTCAAGATGTAGTAATATTTTATCAATATATGTGGATCTTATTTTTTTATCTTTAGCTATCTTAGACATTAATTTAGGTAATTCATGTTGATTAGCTAAGTCTTCCATAACTTCTGCGTCAACCGATAATGCACCTGTAGCTGTTCTCTTACCTATACCTTTTAAGTGTAACATATCGAATAATATTTCTCTTTTATGATATGTCGAATTGGTATTAAATATCTTATTAGTATTTTTTTCAAATTCATGTATAACTGAAAAATCATAAATACTACTTTCTAATTCAGATATATCTGAATCTAATGTATCTTTTTCTATTTTTAATTGTTCTTTAGAAAAAGGTACTCCATTATCTTCTATAATTAATAATGCTTTTGTTCCAGCTATTAATAATTCTGCATAAACTTTCCACAGTTTTGAGGAATTATGTACTTTATCAAAAAATAATTTAAATAGTTTATAAGTACCTATAGTATCTTTAGCAGCATATTTACCTAATATTTCAAAAGGTATTAAATCATATGTAAAATCACCTATTTTTATGTGATTTTGTTTACAATATGTTTTCTTATATTCATCCAATTCTTTTTCATAATCACCTAAATCTGTATATTTTATACATAAATCTTTAAGACCATGAGTACCAGTTTGTTCATTTAAACAATAATGTAATAGCATAGTATCATCAAAATCATTAAATATTAAATTAAAATGATACATTAACATATGTATATCAAACTTAGCATTATGTAATACAACATGCTTAGCATTGTTAATTGCTTGTTGGATCATTTTTACATGATCATCATTTATAAAATCAGAATTAATGTAATAACCTATATCATCTTTCCAGGTTAATGATATACCTAAAACATATCCAACCCTTGGATATAATCCTGTTGTTTCTGTATCAAGTGCTAATATTAATGGGTTATCATCTAATAATTGCTGTAGTAAATCAGTTATTTCATCTTCGTTCTCTAATAGAAATACTTTTGCTTTAGATATTATTTGCATACCTTGTAGTATACTTTTGGTATCATCCATAGCTTTGTTAAAAGGCCCAG